TGGGCAGGATGAGACAGATTTTGGGGTTGACAAAATAACGCTAAAGCTATCGCATGATCGAAAGCAAAAATACATAGGGGGATGGATGGTTTCCCATAGGATAATAATACGAGTTATCGAGGCATTTGGTGAAAGTACTCGATAACAGGTCGGGGGAGAGGATTGGGGAAATCCTACTGCGTGGAGCGACTACAGACTCCTCCATATCAATGGTCTGTAGCCAGATATCCGTGTTTTTGTTATCGGAGTTATCAAAATCATGGCGGAAAGTATCAAAAGTAAGGATTCTGTTGCCAGACATTAAGGATAACTACGCAAAGTGCATGGCTGACATCCCTTCAGAAAGGCAATTCAGAAATACACTGGGGATTAGGCAAACAGCTAATGAATTGTACAAATGGGTACTAGATCGTTGCGAAATCAAGGCATCACATTTGCCTATAAATCAGAACCTGTACCACGTGAATAACCCAGGGGGAAGATCACTAGCCATTCACGGGAGTTCCACGTTAACTGCTGAGGGAATGGGGTTTGTTGCTCCAGGATCGTTCATGCTAAACGCACTTTACGAACAGGATGATGAAACCTATCCATTACTTGAATGGTTTGAAAGCTTATGGCAAAATACGAGTAGTTCCTATGAATACAAGCCCGTTTTTCTCAAAGAATTGCAAAAGTTGTATTGGGATTACCCCCCAACCATACCCTACTTCGTGACGCTCTCTGCTCTATTTGAAAAGACTCATGGTGACTTTGATGAAGACCGGATAATCAAATCAAAAACTGGTATTAAAAACAAGGATATTTGGAAAAAGCTCTATAAATTCCAAAGCGATGGAGTTCTGGGAACGATCGACAAAATTGAACGGTACAATGGTTGTATAATAGCTGATAGTGTTGGTTTAGGGAAAACCTTTGAAGCGCTGGCTATCATCAAGTATTATGAACTGAGAAACGATCGTGTTCTAGTCCTGTGTTCAAAGAAGCTGAAGGACAACTGGACTATCTATACCGTAAACGATAAACGAAATCTGTTATTAGCTGATCGCTTTAATTACGATGTCTTGTGTTTCTCCGATCTTACCAGAACAAAGGGACATTCTGGTGAGATTAATCTGGAATCAGTGAACTGGGGCAATTACGACTTAGTGGTGATAGACGAATCTCACAACTTCAGAAACAATCCTCCTCGTAGAAATGGCCTCACAAGATACTCGAGACTAATGAAAGAGATTATTCAATCTGGAGTTAAGACCAAAGTGCTGATGTTGTCTGCTACTCCAGTTAATAGCCGGATGAATGATCTGAAGAACCAGGTAGCCTTCATTAATGCGGGATTGGATGACGCCCTGTATGATGTTGGAATTGCCAGCATTGAACAAACACTGAAACAAGCCCAAACCAAGTTTAATACATGGCTACGCTTGGATGATGCGAAGCGAACAACCCATTCTCTGCTTAGCACTTTAAACTACGACTATTTCAAACTCTTGGATACATTAACTATAGCCCGATCTCGTAAGCATATAACCAAATACTACAATGATAGTGAACTGGGCAAATTCCCTGAGAGACTTGCACCAGTAAACATAAAGGCTGATATTGACAAGCAGGGTGAGTTTCCTACCCTGAGAGAGATTAACCGGGATATCCGCAAGCTACATCTGAGTGCCTATGCTCCCTTAAAGTATGTGCTCCCTAGCAAGCTAGATGAATATGAGCGGAAGTATGATTTACAACTATCCCAGGGTTCTGTTTTCCGGCAAATTGATCGTGAAGAGAGCTTGATCCACTTGATGAGGGTAAACCTCTTCAAGCGTATGGAAAGTTCTATACATGCGTTTGCATTAACAGTAGAGAACCTGTTAAATTCAGTACGTGTTATTCTGGAGAAAATTGAGAAACATGAAGACTCTGATGTAGAAGAACTCGATATTGAAAATCTCGAAATAGAATCTGAGGAGTTTACTCCATATCTAATTGGAAACAAGATTAAGGTCTTGATTAAAGATGTAGATAAGATCAAGTGGAAACAGGAGCTACAGGAAGATGAATCAAGGCTAACAAAGCTCCTAAGAGAATCCAGAATGGTCGTAGCAGGCAGGGATGCAAAGTTATACGAACTGAAGAGGATTATCTCTGAAAAAATCAACACCCCAATAAACGATTCCAATCGGAAAGTTCTGATCTTTACAGCTTTCGCAGACACTGCTATTTATCTATATTCAAATCTTGCAGAATGGGCTTACAAGGAGCATAGGATTCACTCTGCACTTGTAACAGGAAGCGATGAGAATAAAACTACTATTCCGAAGATCAGAAAAGACTTGAGCACAATCCTGACAAACTTCTCGCCAATATCCAAAGAGCGTGATAAAATAACACCTGAATCAACAAACGAAATTGATCTACTGATCGGCACTGATTGTATATCTGAGGGCCAGAACCTACAGGATTGTGATTACGTTGTCAACTATGATATCCATTGGAATCCGGTTCGCATCATACAGAGATTCGGCAGAATTGATCGCTTAGGTTCTCGCAACAAGGTTATCCAGCTAGTGAACTTCTGGCCAAACCTGGAGCTTGAAGAATACATCAATCTTGAATCACGTGTATCAGGTAGAATGGTACTTTTAGATATCTCAGCCACCGGAGAAGAGAATATAATTGAATACACAGATTCGGGGAAAATGAATGACCTTGAGTATCGGCGAAAACAATTGGAACAACTCCAACACCAAGTTCTTGATCTGGAAGATTTGGGAGGTAGCATTTCGATCACGGACATGACATTCAATGAGTTCCGCACCGACCTGGTTGAATTTTCCAAACAAGGAGACAATGCTCTAAGAACCAACCACCTTGGTGTAATGGCTGTAGCAAGAATGGACGATATAATCCGTGAGAAAATTGATCCGGGTGTGATCTTCTGTCTGAAAGCTGATAACTTTACACCTACTAATGCCAGCATGTTTGCGATGGAACCTTACTATCTTGTTTATATCACTGACTCAGGTAAGCTGAAGTATGAGGTTAATCAAGTAAAACAGGTTATGGATATCTTCAGAAGTCTTACTTTGGGCAGACAACAAGCTGATCCTGAAGCTCTACGGATTTTCAACCAAAAGACAAACAATGGGAAAGATATGGGGCATTACACAACCCTATTAGGAAAGGCTATTGCCGCGATATCTGGGACTTCAGAAGAACAGGGTGTGGAGAGTCTTTTTCATAGAGGCGGTACCCTCCCGGTAATAAACAGCTTCAAAGGCGTCGCCGATTTTGAAGTAGTGACTTATCTGGTAATAGTATAACAATGTCCACAATGAATACTGCAAACTCGCTAACATTAGAGGCATGCATTGAATGTCTTAAAATACCTGCGCATTGTTACGTGGGAAAGAAAGTGCATAAAAAGCTATTCTATGATAATGCCAAACTAATCTCGGCAGATAAGAAGGCTTTCCAAGAGCATCTTGATATTGTAACATGGCTGTATGCTTTAAAGCAAGACAACACCAGCCTGAAGGCTTATGTTGACGAGCAAAGGGAGTATTCAGAGATATCGATTCTGCTAATCAACTTTAAGCAGACAGGGACTGCTGAGAGGATTATTAATCTGATTCATCGGGCAATACCCTACCCCCTCCTGCTGATTTGCAATCATCAGGATTTAGTAATGCTCAGCATGGCTCCCAAACGATTTAGCTTGGCAGAGAAAGGAATTATCGTAGTGGAAGAAGTGCTGAACAGCGGATGGATAAATCTTGAGTCATTATCATCTACAGAACTCCCTTTCGTTAGAAGTCTGGCGATTGATGCAAAGATATACTTAAGCTTCTTAGGCCTTTACAGGGGATGGGAAGCTTCTTTTGTGGCTTTGGCATGCTCCAAGCATACTGGGAAGCTAAAGATTAAACACGACAACACTCAGGAGAGAAAAGAACTTCTGGAGAAATGCCTTGCCTTGCAGGGAGAGATAGCCAATTTGCGATCAGCCATAAAAAAAGAAACTCAGATGAATAAGAAAGTTGATCTCAATACCAGGATTAACGAGTTAAAACAACAATACCGGGAATGCGTAATAAAACTATGATGAGGATATAAGCATGGAAAGACTCGATGAGAACTTCGGCAAGAGCGAAGACATGATAGCAAGCAATATAGAACAATTGAAACAGCTCTTTCCAGGGGCATTTACTGAGGGAAAGATTGATTTTGAGGTATTGAAGCAGCTTCTTGGTGAGTATATTGAGACCAACGTTGAGAAATATGGTTTGAACTGGTTTGGTAAAAAGAAAGCCCGCCAATTTGCTCTGACACCAAGCCTGGGAACATTGAGGCCATATCCAGATGAGAGCGTTGATTGGAATAAGACAAAAAACGTTATAGTTGAGGGGGAGAACTTAGAGGTATTAAAGATACTTCAGAAGAGTCTTTCTGGAAGGGTTAAAGTCATTTACATTGATCCACCCTACAACACAGGGGGCGATTTTGTGTATCCTGACAACTATAAAGATAGTATTAAAAACTACCTTGACTTAACAGGACAAACAAGTAGCGGAACCAAGGTTAGCAGCAACCTTGAGAGCAGCGGAAGGTATCATACAGATTGGTTGAATATGATGTATCCTAGGCTAATTGTAGCAAGAGCTATGCTACACTCTGAGGGATTAATCTTCATTAGCATAGATGAATCAGAATATCACAATCTTCGTACCATCTGTGATGATGTCTTAGGCGAAGAGAATTATTTAAACACTGTTTCAATTAAAGTTAGAGAAAATGCTGGAGAAAGTGGAGGGGGAGAAGATAAGAAGCTTAAAAAGAACATCGAATATATAGTCATATATTCTAAAGACAGAAACTCGTACACCTTACCAAAGCTATCAAGTGAAACTTCCCTGAGGTTACTGCTCGCACAAAATGAGCTAGCGGGGGATAACTACGTATATTCATCAGTTATCACTAAGTTAGGCGAAAAGAAGTTTTTGAAGACAATTGAGGACGGAGCTGGTCTGCCTATTGATGTCTATACTTACGATAGTTTTGAATCAGAGAGCATTAAATCGCTAAGCAGAAAGACTGATAAACCATTGATTGATATATATCTCCAATATTATGATAAGATTTACACAACTTACAATGCTCGAACATCCATAAGAGACAGGGTAAAAGAGGCTGTAGGGGATTTCTCTGGATTAGTTGAAATCTCATATAAGCCAAGATCGGGAAAATATAAAGATGTTCTAACATCTAAGTTCTTCTCTGGGAATACTATGCGTTTGTGGGCAAATCTGAATGAAATATCGGAGATCAAGGGTAACGATATAGTTATCAAATCACCTTTGGGAACCATGTGGAATGATATCAGTTTTGCAGCCTTGGCAAACGAAGGTGATGTAAAATTTGATAATGGGAAGAAACCTGTATCTATGATTAAAAGGCTATTACAATTCTGCGAGGATGATAACGCGATAGTAATGGACTTTTTTGCGGGTTCAGGTTCAACTGGACATGCTGTTATGAGATTAAATGAAGAGGATGGTGGTCAAAGAAGATATGTGCTAGTTCAACTACCAGAGCCGCTAGACATCTCCAACAATAGCCAGAAGGGTGCTGCATTATTCTGTGACTCAATTGGTAAACCTCGTAATATAGCAGAAATAACGAAAGAACGTTTGAGAAGGGCAGGTAGTAAACTTTTAGGCGACGCAACGGAAGTTCTTTTCGATAAAGGTTTTCGGGTATTCAAGCTTGATTCATCTAACGTAAAAGCATGGGACCCCTCTGTTTCAGATATAGAAGGGACAATTGAAGAATACACAAGTCATGTTAAATCAGATCGATCTGAGCAGGACATTCTGTTCGAACTACTACTCAAACTGGGGTTAGATTTATCGATTCAGATCGACAGTAAAGATATCTGCCGAAAGAAAGTATATAACATTGGCTTTGGGGTTCTTCTTGTTTGCTTATCAACTAGCATATCCAGCAATGAAATAGAACCTCTGGCGCAAGGTATGATTGATTGGATCAAGACCCAGAATCCTGAGACGGAGACAGTGATCGTATTTCGTGACTCCGCATTTGAAAACGATGTGGCAAAAGCAAATATAACTGCCATCTTTAATCAGCATGGATTTAACAATATCCGCAGTTTGTAGGTGAAGCATGAAACTACACTTTGAACCAAATCTGCAATTCCAACTTGATGCAATAGAAGCGGTATGCGACCTGTTCAGAGGTCAGGAGAGCTGTAGATCTGTCTTTACTGTGACGATGCCAACAGAAGATCAGACTGACTACCTGCTTTCGTCTGAAGCCATAGGTATAGGCAACAAGCTTGCACTTTTAGAAGAAGAACTACTGGCGAATTTGAGAGATGTTCAACTTCGCAATGGTTTAAGACCTGATGATGCTATCCGATCGATGAACTTCACGGTGGAAATGGAAACAGGCACCGGGAAAACCTATGTGTATCTTCGGACAATTCTGGAGCTTAACAAGCGCTTTGGATTTAATAAGTTTGTGATTGTAGTGCCGTCAATTGCCATCAAAGAAGGTGTGTATAAGTCCCTACAGATAACTCAGGAGCATTTACGATCATTGTATGCAAATGAGCCTTATGAGTATTTCCTCTATGATTCCGGCAAACTTGGACAGGTGCGGAACTTTGCCACCAGTAGTTCAATCCAGATTATGGTGGTTACGGTGGGATCTATACGGCAAAAAGACATTAACATTCTCTATAAGGAAACCGAGAAAATCAGCGGAGATAAACCCATTGACCTAATAAAGCAAACCAAGCCCATTATTATTGTCGACGAACCTCAAAGTGTCGAGGGAGGGTCAGAGGGTAAGGGTAAAGAAGCTCTTGCAGCTATGAACCCCCTCTGCACTTTAAGATATTCTGCTACCCATGTTGAGAAACATCACATGGTATATCGCTTGGATGCTGTGGATGCTTATGAACAGAAGCTGGTCAAGCAGATCGAGGTGGCATCTGCCAAGATAGTTGGAGACCATAACAAGCCATATATCAGAGTTCTTTCCGTATCAAACAAGCGCAATGTGATTCAAGCCAAGGTGGAATTAGATGCTCAACAGGGACAACACGTTATCCGCAAAGAGATTCTGGTTCAGGATGGCGATAACCTAATGATGGTTACAGGGAGGAACATTTACGAGAACTGCTCCATAGGTGAAATCAATTGCCGTAAAGGATCAGAGTTTGTCGAGATCAGATTCCCAGGTATAGATAAAAACCTGAGACCAGGAGAAAGCTATGGAGGAGTAGATGACGACTCTCTGGTAAGATTGATGATCAGACGAACAGTCAAAGAGCATTTGGATAAAGAACTCAGGCTCAAGAATGAAGGTAAGGGTATAAAAGTTCTAAGTCTGTTCTTCATCGATAGGGTAGAAAAGTATCGGAGTTACGATGCTGATGGCAGATCTATCAAGGGCGAATATGCTCAAATCTTTGAAGATGAGTATACCAGATTGATTAAGCGAGAGGAGTATAACACAATCTTTGAGGATGTAGATATTGAAAGCCTGGCAGAGGAAGTCCATAATGGCTATTTCTCCATAGATAAAAAGGGTGGCTGGACAGATACAGCGGAAAACAATCAGACAAATAGAGATAATGCAGAACGAGCCTATAACTTGATAATGAAAGATAAAGAGAAGCTGCTAAGCTTCGATACCAGATTGAAGTTCATTTTTTCTCACTCAGCACTGCGGGAAGGATGGGACAATCCCAATGTATTCCAAATCTGTGCTTTGAGAGAAATGGGCTCAGAGCTACAAAGAAGGCAAACAATCGGCAGAGGATTACGCTTATGTGTAAATCAGGAAGGAGAACGAGTTAGAGGATTCGATGTAAACACGCTCACAGTGATTGCTAATGAGGGATATGAATCTTTTGCAGAGAATCTTCAGAAAGAAATCGAACAAGATACCGGCATACGCTTTGGGATAGTGGAAAAACACCAGTTTGCCTCAATACACATTATTGATACTTCCGGCAATCCTACTCCTTTCGGAGTTACAAATTCTGAAAGTGTCTGGTCATACCTAAAAGAAAACTGCTACATAGATCATAAAGGCAAAGTTCAGGATAAATTGCGCACAGCTTTGAAGGATGGATCGTTTGAGCTTCCTAATGAGTTCAAAGATCAAGAACTGCAGGTTAAAGAAATCTTACGTAAGCTAGCCGGTAAACTTGATGTCAAGAATGCGGATGACAGGAATCTAATCAAGGTAAGAAAAGAAGTTTTATACAGTCCGGAGTTCAAGGATTTATGGGATAGAATAAAACATAAAACTACCTACAGAGTTCATTTTGACAATTCAAAACTCATTACAGACTGCATCGAGGCCGTGAAGACCATGCCCCCTATTGCGAGATCAAGATTAAGCTGGGAAAAAGCCAATATCGAGATTGATAAAGGAGGTGTGGGCGCAGTATTAACAACCACATCAGCTCCAGAAGCCATCGAAGAGGGTGGTATAGCCTTACCTGACATTTTATCTGACTTGCAGGATAAAACGAGTTTAACTAGGAAAAGCATATCCAGAATTCTACTTGATTGCGATAGATTGATAGATTTCAAACGAAATCCCCAGAAGTTCATTGAATATGCTGTCGAAGCCATTAATAAGACTAAGAGGCTGGCACTGGTTGATGGTATCAAGTATCAGCGTATTGGAGATGACTGCTACTATGCTCAGGAGTTGTTTGAGAATGAGGAGCTATTTGGCTATGTATCAAAAAATATGCTCGCATCTCAGAAAACGCCTTATGAATATATCGTTTATGACTCTTCAACCGTAGAAAAACCATTTGCGGAGAGGTTAGAGAAGAATGATGCAGTGAAAGTTTTTGCGAAACTACCCTCTTGGTTCAGGGTGCCTACTCCCTTGGGAACATATAACCCAGACTGGGCTGTATTGGTAGAGAATGAAACGAAATTGCGATTGTTCTTTGTGGTAGAAACAAAAGGAGATACGTTCTTAGATGCTCTTCGACCCTCGGAAAAGGCAAAGATTGATTGTGGCAAGAAGCATTTTGAAGCCCTAGGAAGTGCAGTTACTTTCTGTATAGCCAATAGTTATGATTCTTTTGAAGAGCATTTAAACTGATTATGTCTTCATTCAAATATGCCGATAGACTGAAATTCGAAAAACTCTTTGATATGGGAGGCGGGTATGTTCTTTGGTTCAGTAATAGAACATTTCGAGACTTTTTTATCTCTACGGTTGATATAGACATTTATGATGGATCAATTGCAGATAATTCATTGTCCAAAGCAAATCTCCTAAGGGCTTTTTGGGAAAAAGCTGATGACAAGCAGATTACCGTAGTTAATCGAGAGCTTCTAAAGATATGGGTTGATGCAACACAAGAAAAATCTGAGTCTGATCTTTCATTGTACGATGAGTGTGTTCTAATCAACAATAAGTTATCTGGTATGATGTTGGTAAAAAACATCAGTGCTTTACGCTCAATTGATGCTGATGAAAGTCTGGATACTATAATAGCGGACATCAAACACAACATAGAGAATAATAAACCTGAGTTAACCCTAGATCGACTACACAATTATCTGGTTAACTACGGAAGAAAGCTCTGCGATAAGCATGGGATAAAATATTCAAGCAATAACACTCTAAACACATTATTTGGATTGTATAATAAGTGGTTGCATGATCATGAGTTATTAGAATCCAATATGTCGAGTAAAATCATTGGTAGTATTGTAAAATTGTTTGATGATTTCAATTATGTTAGGAATAATGAGAGTGCTGCGCACCCTAATCCCCTACTGAACAAGATTGAGAGTATGTTTATAGTCGATACTATCTGTAGTATTATCGAGTTCATTAATAAAATCGAAGATGTCTTATCTGATACAGCCAAAACTACGACGGAGGATGATGATCCGTTGCCTTTCTGACAGACAATTAAGTGATAGTTGTAGTCGTCCTACACTTCCAATGAAACGGAGGAAACGGAGTATGTGCTCCGGAGACACCGACTGGATTCATCTCTGAGTCGTATTCAATCTGATCATCCTTGATCCAGGGGGCAAGGGCTTTTATGTAGTCTCTGGCATCATCCAGGCTGTTGGACTTGGTATCCAGTGCCATAAGATTATCCATCACTTCCAGCGCATCGTTTAGGGGATAGATCTTGTCCTGAGCTGCCAAAGCCCGGCAGATCTCACTGGTGCGGTCATCAAGGATCACTACGAGCTTGTAGTATCTGGCTTTGGCTTTCTTGTAACCTTGCAGCCTTCCGAACTCACGTATCCGGAGAGCAGTATGCTCTGCTAGTCCTTGCCAGTAATGGGATGATCGGTTGGCGAGATCATTGAACTGGTCTTTTAGGGTATCGGCAAGCATCTCTTTGGTGTATCCTTGTTCAATTGCATTGGTGAGAGTATCAGCGAAGTTCTGACGGATGTCCGCTTCGAAGTGGTTTCCGATCCAGAACAACTGCTGCTTCTGGATGGTGGATGATAAGTGCTGATCTTCTATGCCCCAGAGTCCGATGCTGGTCTTGGTGGGGGCTTGTACTTGGGTGTCCTTTAGTCCGAGCCGCACACAGCGGTCTATTATCGCTTTGGTGGGCTCATTGACCAGTGCTGCGAAGTCATCTCCCAACTGGGTATTAATGATGCTCATAAGCTTATCTATTGAGCCCTTGTTGATCTTCTCGGCTCTTGGCATATCACTCAGCATCTGAATGGCAAGGCGTGTAGCATCTCTGATCTCAGTCTTCCAAGCATTATTGAGGACCCGGTAATACTCAAGCATGAGCTTATCATAGTAGTTCATCAGAAAGAAAACCTCCGGACTTTCACTCTATTCCTGCCGATGTCATACTCAGAGAAGCGTTCCAGACAGCCAGCCAGAGCATCACAGCCATCGATATAACCATCAGGATAGGTAAGGAACTGACTGATAAGGGTGGGTGTATCCTGTCCCTCCGGAAAGAGTATCTTTGCGGTCTCAATGATGGTCTCGGTTCTCTCGATACGCAGATTCTTGTTATCCTTATTATCGATGCGCTTGATTCTGTGACTGATGGGTGGCAGATGATTGTCATATGCCCACCGATCAAAGTCTGCCAGTATTCTGCCTTGTCCGTAGGTGGTCTCACAAGCTGCTCTGGCTTTTACTCTATAGGTTCTATCAAGCTCCTGATAGGCATCATAGTAGTATCTGAAGAACTTAGTATTCTCAGTCTGCCTTATCCAGACATGGATTACGTAGAAACGATTACCATCATAGCCAATTGAGATAACAGCTTTGAAACAGCCCTTCTCTCCCCAGGCAGGATCGGCATAGAGCCAGACCCGCTTCATCTGGGATGGTTCCGGTAAGGTGCGATACTTGGTGAACCAGTGGTTCTTGAAGATGTTCCCTTCGATTACAGGCTGTCCCAGCATCTCTCTTTGATATCCGGTTTGCCCGAACTTGGCACGTAAGTTTGGCAGAGTGGCAGTGGGGTATTGAGCCTCCCAGGTGGACTTGCCATGCATATCTTCGAGAGAGAAGCGCAAAATCGCTTTTTGGTGCGTTTTCAGTACCGATTGGTATCTTGTGTCCAGATCGGGATTATCTGCCAGCATTTCGCTTAATATGAGCTCCTGAAACTGGCAGATGGCATAGTTGGGGTGCACCAGGTTACCGAGCCAGACGATCTTGCCATTACTCTCCGGTGAGAGTGCTCCGGCAAGCTCCTGGGAGATCTTCTCCATGCGTCTCTTACCGATGGACTGATTACCCATGTTCTCTTCTTTATCGATATCATCACAGACAATGAGCCCGGGTCGCTTGGCAGTCTTGGGATTGATAGTACCCCTATGAGACTGCTTGATTGAACGTGCTCGTATTCTCGCTTTGTTCTTGAGATAGAAGTCCAGATCAAAGGCATCCACAGGCTGTAACTCAGGATAGTCCATAGTGAGCCGCTTGTTGTTCTGCAGCTCGTGCAAAGTGAAAGCTGTGCGCTCCTGTGCCAGATCTACGTCTGCCGCAGTATGGATCACATAACGTTCGCCTTTGATGATCCTCCAGATAGGATAGACCACTCCCATGAGTACCGTTTTGCCCAGCCCACGAAAACCTGTGATTCCGATGATGCCTGAGCCCTTATCAGTCTCATCGAACATAGTCTCATGTGCTGGGCAAAAAGGTAGTGGGAAGATATGCGGGAAATAGGTATGGCAGAAGAACGAGAAGGCATCCCATCCATCTGCTGTGGTTCGCCTGATCCTGTCGGTCTTGGCTTCAGGATTATCGTCTATAAAAGGCAAGACGGAGATCGTTTTGGATGCGATCTCCGCCAATGCCTTGTTATGCCGCTGGATGAACTTCTTAGGCATAACCGGGTAACCCCCCGACGCCCAGGGGGACGGGGGGTTACCCGGTTATGCCTAAGAAG